GCCATCGCTCTGCGTGGTGAACCAGTGCGCCTTACCGTCGGTCTCAGCCAGCAGCACGATGCTGAACAGGCCCTCTAGAGTGAGCTGATTGTCCAGCATCTTGCCTGAAGTTTTGGCTTTGATGTGACCAGTATCATCGCACTCCGTGTGATGCAGGAGATACACGATAGTATCATCGGTCGTATGGTCGCGAATCAGCGCCAGCAGATTGTAGAAATTCAACGCACAGTCGGTAAACTTCTGATACCCGGTCTCCTTCGCGCGAGCAAACATGTTGAACGCCATGAGGTACTGCGAGTCATCGATAACGTAGCAGCGCAAGTTGTTCTTTACCAACGTTTCCTGGATGACCTGATACGTCGCATGATTTACGACCTTCAGCCGCTTTTTGAATGGCAGCGGTTTGCTCGCCACGTTGAACACGCCAACCTCCGACGGCTCAAAATTGCGCAGGCTCGTGGACTTGCCAGAACCGGACGCGCCCAGAATCAATACAGGCATTCCCATAAAATCACTCCTTGTAGTTTTCTTTTAATCTTGCCATCAGCGGACATTTCGGATGCGGCTTACTGCGCCATGGTTCCAGCCCTAAATATCTGCCAGCAGCATCAGGCTTGCTTAATTTGCACCAGCTACGTGTACAAATATCGCCAACCCCAACTGTTTTACACTGAGGGCAATTCTTGCATAACATAACAAATCTCATTTTAAAGTCATGTTCAGCTTCTGAATCACTTCAGCACCCGGAACTTCGGCACCGCCCTTGATGGCCTTCTTAATTGCCGTCTTGTCAGCATCAACAGTAACCTTCGTGCGCTTGTACTCTTCAGGTACTGCAT